GCTTCTCCTCCTCAAGATGCTCTCTAACTAGCGCCAGCTCTGCTCTCGCCTGCCGGCCCCTTCGCGCTTCCTTTTGCAGATCCACTGCCATTTAGAACTTCCTTGTTTTGAACTAACTCGTTGTCTAATTGCTTTTTCGCAGCCTGCTCCATCTCGGTGAGCTTGAGCGCTGCATCGGTCTTCAGCTTGTCGTAATCAAACGACTGCTTAGCCGAATCCTTGGCCGCAGTAAGCTGGTTCTTGAGGTGATCAATCTGAGCCTTCAACTGGCCGTTCTCTAACGTGGCCTGGGCCTTCATCTGCTCTGCGCTAGCAACACGCATCTGCGCCTCAAGAGCCGCCTGCTGCATCTGAATCTGCATCTGCTCTTTCTGCATCATCTCCTGCTGCGCGGCCTGATCTTGCTGTGCCTTCATCTGCGCGAACTGCTGGCCCTCAGGGCCGTTCGGGTTGAGGAAGTACTTCTCGGCCTCACCCAGGTCAGCCAAGCCAACCATGTCATCCAGCGAGTTGTACAACTGCTTGGTGTCCACCAGCACGTTGTCGGGCATCTGCTTGAACTGCATCTGCGTCTGGAAGATCTGCATCAGCGCGTTGAGCTTCATCTGGTCATCACCAGCGCCAGCACCGACAGTCACCATCATGCGAGAGCGATCACCCCAGGTACTGGGATCAACATTCACCCAGTTACCCTTAAACTTGTAAGGCACACAGCCGTTCTGGAACCTGACCATGAGGTCTCGGATCATCTTGTAAGCAGGACGCAGCCCAGTCTCAGCGATGGCCCTCACCATGAGGTTCACCAGCATCTCCTGGGCCGACATCATTCGCTCTACGCCGTGAGCAGACTCGTTATTAACAAGCTGGTTCTGGCCGGCCATGTCTGGAGACACGCCAACCCGTGATTGCTTCTGTACATCGGCGTACTGGAGAAGCTGTAAGGCCTCCCCACCAAAGAACGTGCCACCCAGCTCGGTGACCGCGTTGTGGCCCTTGGCGCGGATAATTCCGCCAGGCCGGTTAACAAGGAGGTCATCAATATTGACCTGGCCTTCCTGCACGACCTTGATGCGGTTAACGGATTGGTAAAAAGAGTCGAGCGTGGAACGCAGTACAGCGGTCTTGATGTCCTGTACCTGCTTGAGCCGATCAAAAATGCTGTTGCCCAGGAATTGGTGGGGCATAGGCATAGTAGACATGGCAACGAAGGGGATCTCAGCGATCTCCTCAATATCCAAGATCGCATCAATCTGGCTCTCACCAATGCAAGTCACTTTGACCAGCTCGGAGATGCCATCGTCGTTAATGTCCATCGACAAATACGCTTCAGTGACCACGATGAGCTTCTGGCTCTCGTCAATGTCAGTCACATGGTTGTGGTAGTTGTCCATGTCGCGGTCGAGATAGCCCTGCTGTGCCTCGTCGATCAGATCAGGGTCATAACCTTCACGTAATAGGTCCGAGGCGGTGCGTCGGCGCGTGTGCGCAACAAACCGGGCGTCTTTTAAATCAAGACTGTCCGCATCGTCGTTTACACGGAACTCCTCCGCAGGAACCGCCTCGACCCGTACTTTTCCGTAGCGCGTAATACGCGCCACAGTGACTGATGTGCCGTCTGTCTCGGAGCGCTCAATCTCGGTGACCTCTACCATCGGGTCAGCAAGCAAGGCCTCCAACTGAGGCTCCATCAGGCCAGAGTATCTTTCGACCACACGCTCGGGGGTGTCGTCGTAGTAAATCTTCAAAACCCCTACACCCGTCAGCAGCGCGTCTTTCGCCGCCTCGTAGAGGTTAAGGAATCCATTGTTCTCTTCACTGAAAACGAAGTGCGTGAAATCGGTCTCCAGGTCAGCCTGATCCTCGTCCATAGCCGACATCGGCATGAACTTCACAGACTTGCCGGACAAGCTCTCAACGATATTAGGCAGCAGCCAGTGACACGCATCAGCCACATCAGTAGACACAACCTCAGAACGTCCCTTGACCCCAGATGGGCGAGGCTCATGTCCGTTGTAGTAGCTCATAGCGAGGTTCTTGCGGTTCACCCACTCGTCGCCAGAGCAATTCACCATTTCATTGGCGATAATGTTCTTGATGTCTTCTTCGTTCATCATCAGATGTAGTTTTCCTGGTAAGCAATCGGCTCACTCCAGCTACCCTGCAAAAAGTCCTGAACCGTGAACGCATAAGCAAACGCATCGGCTAAGTTCGGGCTGGGCAAGCTGAGAGGCGGCTTCGCCATCTCTGTCTTCGGCATAATTAAAATTTTGCCGCCCGCATGTGGCTTCAACGGCAGTCGGCACAGCTCACTTCTTAATTGGCTGATCAGGGGGTGATCAGGGTCGAGAAAAATCAGGTCGTCAGGGTCGTGGAACTCACCATCTAGCGCCTGGTACGTCTTCCAAAAACGCTCCCGAACATCCCAGAAAGCCTGCGCCCTGCGGTTGTAGAACGCATCGCGATTTTTGCGGTGGCCATCGTAGTATGCATCCGGGTCGCGAGGACTTTCGCCGCCACGGAAGGGGGAAATAGTGATGTTCCGATTCCCGAGACCTCTCTCAACTTCACGGGCCAAACCAAGGCCAATACCATCTTGGTCGTAGACAAACGAGTCGCAGTGATATCGGTTAACGTAGTCGAAAGCCCAGTCAAGCCCGTCCGAAGCCGTACCATCATGCTTGAGTCCCATATCAAGCACTCTAGCGCCATGCCGTACCACGACCGCTTTTGCGTCTCGACCACTGTCCGCCACATCGTGGCCGCAGACGCGCGAACCCGAGTCGCGATACTTGATTCTCTCGCCAATCTCCAATGCCGCATCAAACCACTCCGTCAATATCAGGCTGTTCTCAACCGTGTCGAGGGTCTCGCCATTCCACACATGCTCATAAATAGCCGGTGGCAGCGATTTCTGGTCCCTACGGCGCTCTAACTCCAGCTCAGCAGGGAAAAAGGGGTTAACGTCGTAGTTGGCGCGGACAATCGTGTGCAGCTCGTCCTCAAAAACACCCTCAGACCGCAGAATCGACTCCCGGCCCTTCAAAAACGTCTCGGTGAACGGATCCGCCTGGCTGCGGGGGTTGGCACACATCAGAAAATAGGAGCCTGCCTCACGAATCGTGGGGGTCAGCACCCTCAGAGACTCCTCCGAGATGGTCTGAGCCTCCTCAATCCAGCAAACATCTACGCCAAACAGCGATTTGACCGATTCAATGTTCCGAGACAGACCCCGGAAGATGAACTCGCCCCCACTGGCGTGGGAAATCCGGTCTCTGGTAACCGTGAAGCCCTGTACACCCGTCTGCTCAATCAAATTGGCAACCAGGCTGTGTACGGACTCAGCAATACTTACCTGAAACTCTCGACAGCACAGGATTTTCTTGCCCTGCACCGCCTCAATAATGCACATCATGGCAACCGTCATCGATTTGCCAGACCCCCTACCCCCTATCGAAATACGAAATCGCTTCCCAGAAGCTAACAGGGGCCGGAACGCATCCGGGATGTCGATGTTCATAGGCCGCTATTGAGCTGCCATAGGTAATACAGGGCGAAAAAGCCACCAAATACGCCCAGGCCTGCCACAAAGATGATCAGCGCCTCCAGCCAGTCATTGGGGAACTTGTCCATTACAGCACCGCTACCGAATAGCCCATCACAAAGCACGTTACTGCGGTGATGGCGAGAAGGCCGTAGGTGTTGAGGGGACGCCAAATCATGGGGGTTCCTGTTAAATTGGGGTATTTCAATTTCCCCTAAAGGGGTCAAATCTGGCCAGGGGGGTCTCGGGGGGTCATATCCGGCCAAACCTGGTGATAATGATTCTCATTCGCATGTATCGTATCCCATGCCAGGAGCCGAACCATTGCCGTAAGTACCTGATATGCTTAGTGTTTCGTTGATGGTTGCGCTTGCTCTATCCCTAACGGATCCCCATCATCTGGTGCGGGTAGCGCTTGATCTTCAAGTGTTTTAGATACCAGGTTTATAGTTATGTCCTTGATTGTATTAGACTTTTCCGGATCATCTCCCTCAATCGCCTGGGTAATCAAGTCACTTGGCACTAATCTAGACACGATAGCCGCCAATGCAGCAGGGTTTTCATCTGCTAGGCGCTCTAACACTTCATC